CACCTGAGGTGACGGTAGCCTTGGGTGCAGGCGGAACGTACAGCGACCAGTCGATCGCGTAGTTCTCTTTGCGCTTGCGCTTCAGCGCCTCTTCGGCGCGGACCCAGTTCGGATAATTGATGTTCTCGCGGCGCTCGGCCGTCTTGGTGGCCGATGCGATACCGCCGCGCTGCCCCTGGGGGTGATACCCCTCCCTCAGCAGATCTTCGATGACCTGTTTTCTGCGGGCGCGTTCAGCGGATGGCGTTTGCGGCGGAGCCATGGGGTCCTTCAGGAGCTGTGGATTTCTTCCTAAGGGACTAACATAGAGTTCGCTTGAATGCAAATGCACTTCGGGATAATGCAAATGATTGGCCGGGCTTTCACCGGCTGCCCCTGAGCGCTCAGGGTCTGCGTGTGCGGTTTGGTGTCGGTATATGGCCGGGGCGTCCCGGCCCGCACAGGGCTTAGGCGGATGATTTCAGATTGAGGAACTTCGTGATGCGGTCCACCACCGCGTCCGGCATGGCCATGACCTGGTTCGAGAGTCCGTCCATCCGTTCGGTCAGACGGGCCTCGATCGAGCGCACGGTGTCCCAGGAGGCGTACTCCTCGACGACCTTCATCTTGAAGGCCGACAGCTCTTTCTCGAGTCCGTGGACTGAGTCGGCTGCCTCCTTGCGGACGGTCTCCACCTTACTCTCCATGCGATACCACACGCCGGAGATGAAGCCGGCGGCGGCGATAAGGGGGCCGGCGAGGCTCAGGACAGCGTCCAGAGTGACGTCGGAGAGAGACATTAGAATTTACCGTCCTGTTCTGCCCGGTCGAGCAGGGCCATGCAGGCCTTGGTGTCGTGAATGTTGGCGTTTGCCGCCACGAGTGCGGCCCGGTAGCGAGCGATCACGACGCGGGCATCCATACCCGCCTTGATCTGGGGAAGCTCCACGGTGTTCGCGAGGCGCATGCAGGACTGGATGTCCATCCGCTCCTCCGGCGTCGCATCACCGAATGTTTTGCAGGCTCCGAGCATCAGCGGGAGACAGAGCAAAACCGCCAGCCTTCGCAGGCCGGTGGGCCAGCTGCGTTTCATAGTCCTTGACCTTCTTCTGGAGAGTGGCGTTCGCCGTCTCGGCCTGCTTCAGACGGCCGGCCACATCGGCTTCGGCATCTTCGTCCCGGCAGTTGGGGTGGCGGGTCTCTTTGGGACCGTTGCACTCCCAGTACGGGATCTCTGGAGCGGTGGCGGGCTGCGCCTTAGCGTCGGCGAGCTGCTGCTTGAGCTGCTCCACCTGCGCGGTGAACTTCGCGGAGGTCGAGACGACTCCGCGGTGATGGGCGTAGGCGATGACCGCGGCCAGGGCGAGCAAGGCCACGAGGGCCTTGCCGTATTTGGTCGCGAGGATTGCCTTGGCCTTTTCGAGGGCCTTATCCAAGGTGAACTCCTGATTGATGATCTTCGAGGCGGCGCTTGATCACGTCGCCGTAGAGGCGCCACATGAAGAAGCCGACCACGATCACGCCGACCCACCAGTACGGCGCGAGGCCGGTGGCGAGGTCTTTCACGGAGTCGAGGACAGCCTTGGCGGTCTGCGCGTGGCCGACCATCTCCTGGGCTTGGTCGATGACACCGGTCTGCGAGGCGCCGCCGAGGGCTCCAGCACCAACCAGAACCTTCGACACCAGCGATCCCTTGTCGGCCGTCGCGATGGTCTGCGACCCGGCGGCACGGAGATCGTCGACGGTGGCCGTCTGGCGCTCGGGAGCTTGCTCCATGGCCTGCTCGGGCGACACTTCGTCGAGGTGCTGGGTGGTCTCGTCATTCGGATGGCCGGTGATCTTCAGGCCTTCCTTGCGCTGGAACGCGGAGGTCGCGCCCGTGCTCAGATTGCCCCAGTCACCATCGACCTTGCCGACCGGATACCCCAGCTCCTTGAGCTTGGTCTGATAGACCAGCGTGATGGTCTTGCCCGGCTTGGCTTCGAAGCCGTTGGCCAGGCGTCGCTCCCAGACAGCGTCCGCATTCTTCATGCGGGTGTCGTAGTTGTTCTGCTTGTAGCCAGCGCCGTTGTAGCCCTTCGCGAAGGCCGCCCAGTTCTTGGCGACCAGGTAGCGATCGAGCTTCGAGGACTTGATCTCGCGGACGAGCGCATCGATCTGCTCGGCGACGCCCTTCGACAACTCCTCGACCATCGCGGTCGCGTTCTCGTAGCGCAGGCGCTCTGCGTTGAAGCCCATGGTCTGGCCAAGGCCCCAGGACGCCGCTCTGTTGGCGACTTCCTCGTCGATCTGCCTCGCTTTTGCGATGACATTCAGTCGACCGGCCGAGGTGCCCTGGTCCTTGTACTGGGTGTTCCGGCTCCACTTCGGGATAGCGAGGCCCGCTTTGATGGCGTCCCTCAGCTTCATCGGCTTGTGGCTCTGAAGCTCGGAATAGAACTTGTGCCGCTCGAAGAGCAGCGACGGGGTGTGGTTGTCCTGTTCGAACGGTTTCCCCGAGGTCTCGCATTCGACGACGGCGAGCAGCGCGGAAGCGGGCCAGCCGTTCTCCTTCGCCGCCGCCACGATGGCGTCGATGATTTCCTTACTGAACATGTTGGGGTCTTTCGTTAGAGGTCGTCCGGGAAATTCCATTTCTCGGGCAGCACGGTGCCCATGGGCTCCCCAGGGAGTGGATTCAGCAGCAGGTCGTCAGCGCGGTTGCTGACATCGACGCCGTTGCCCGGCGCTCGGCATTCAAGCGTGGTGCGAATACCTGTGCTCTTGATGTACGTGTGGATGGCTCGGCTCACGATGTACGAGCCGTCAATGCGGTCGCGCATGCCCTGGACGGAGATGGCCTGCGTGTCTCTGATCCAAGGATCACCCTTCGCCAGATCGAACGTTGCTTCGATGGTGGCTCGGTTGAAGGCTTGCATCTTTGAGTCGGCTGCGGCCTGAGCCTCAGCTGCCGACTTGAACCAGTCGCCTATTGGAAACTCGCCGCCCGAGCCCTGGCCGATCGCGGCGACTCCGGACTTGACCCATTTGCGGACCTTGTCCTGTTCATCCCACCAGAAAGCCTTCACGCCGCCGTAGTCGGAGCGCTGAGAATAGCGAACCGACCAATCGCCGAAATGCTCCGGCTTGAGAACCAGCGTCGGCATCGGAGTGCCGCTGGCGTTCTCAAGGGAGTCGCGAGGCACGAACATCAGCTTACCGTCGACGACCTTGGCCACGGCGCCGTAGCGTCGCTCCAGCTCGTGGATCAGGTGGTAGTTGCTGGTGATCTGGTTCTTGACCGAAACTTCCTGATCAGCGAGGCTGCCGGAGATCGCGGTAAGGACGTCCGTGTCTCCACCCATGCTCTTGAGGATCTCACCGACAGTCATGCCGATGTATTCACGCGTGGTCGGCGCCTTGTTCATGTCGCCGAATTTCGTAGACGTTCCGGTCAGCTGCACACTGCGCGGCTTACCCTTGTAGGTGACGTCGATGAGATTGAAGGTTCCGAGATAGGCGAGGCCCACCTGCTTGTAGCCGAGGTAGACGCCGATCGCATCACCCGGATCGACCGGGGCGATTGCCCAGTCACGGTCATCGAGAGTGATCGTGCAGTTGTCGCCTTCGCCGCCGCCAGCGATCAGCTCAACTTTGATCTGGGTCGTCCGATCGTTGAAGTTTCCCGTGATATCGACGCCGCCCTTCATGACTCGATAGATCGGGGTGTAGCCTGTGGCCATTTCCACTCCGCACAAAAGAAAAGGCCGCCCCGAAGGACGGCCTGTCTGACTCAAGCGCAGCTTCCCGCCACGACACACGGGGCTTATTTCCTCAGAAAAGGAAGCTGTGACTTACTGAGCCAGGGGGAATTTTATACGCGCTCACGTATAGTTTCGTTTTATACGCGAGCGCGTAATGGGGTTCATTTCCAGAGGAAGACTTGCTTGAGCACAGGAGGTGCATCGAGCGTCTTTGGCGCGTCCGGAAGGTTCACGGAGATGCCCAGCGGCAGCACGATGCCGTAGAGCTCAATCCCGGGATTCTGTTCGATCACCCACTCCACGATTTGGTTGGACGAGTTGCCGTACCTGGCGTAGCAGATGCGATCGAGACGATCGAAAAGCTTGGTGATGTAGGTGGACATCAGGTCCCGATCTTCGAGTTGTCGACGACAGGCGTCGAAGAGTCCTCGGGGATCACCACGCCGCCCGTGTACAGGTCGTCCCCGTACTTCGTCAGCTCCACGGTGAAGTCGATCTTGTGGGCGATGCCGATCGCGCCAATCTTCTGCTCGATGGTGCGCACGCGCTTGAGCGCGAAGTTGCCGATGAACTCGGCGGCGTAGCCGGCAGGATCTGTCAGCGGATAGAACCGCACCATCTGCATCGGCTTGCCTCGCTTGCCGGCCGCACGCAGCCGCGAAATCGTGTCGAGACCGCCGAAGTGGTAGGGGTACATCTTGCCATCGATCGAGACGTTCTCTTCGCCGGGTCCGACGAACTGCATCGCGGGGTCGCGAGAGAGACGATCGTTCGACACCCAGGTGAACTGGTGGTCGCGCTGGATCGTCTCGAAGTTCGGGGTCTCGTGGTTCGGGAGAGGAACGTAGAAGAGGATCATATCGCTGCCGTCTGCGGCTGCGGTCTCCCCTTTGTTCAAGACCGGGGCAAGACCCAGCAGCATGAAAGCCATGGGTGCCTCTCAGTTGTTGAAGGAGAGCCCGGCCCCGTGGGGCCGAGCTGTTTCGCGTTAGGTGTATTCGGACTCGCTGTCGTGAGCGCGCCAGTTCATCGACTCGTCGACGCGGCGCTGGACCAGGTTTGCGAGAGCCTCCGGATCGTGGCTGTTGCCGTTGATGTGGATCGTGGCGCCACCGCCCGCTCCGCCGAAGCCGCCCCTCATCGGGACGCCAGTCTGAGGCGCAGCCGGAACGTTCTTGATCGCATCAGCAGGTGCCGGAACGGCGCTGATCCCGTTCTCGATGAACTTGCGGTAGTTGATCGCACCTTGGCGACCCTTACCGAAGCTCGATCCAGGTCCAACCCAGTCGGTGAACTCGTTGCCATCCAGCTTGCCGGTCTTCGGATCGCGGAGCCTGAGCCCCGGGATGCCGGTTCGCGCCGATCCGTTGGGATCGGTCGGCAGACCTTGGTCAGTGTGACCGCCGACGACGTGACTGCCGTCCAGAGCGCGCTGCGTGAAGCCGTCATAGTACTGGAACAGCTTCGGGTTGGCCTTGAGCTTGGCGATTGCGGGTCCAAGTTCGCCTCGACGGATGGGTCCGTAGAAGCTCCTCGGATTGATCTGACCGTCAGCGCTGTAGCCGAGTCCCTTGCGGAGAGACGAGTTCTGCATGTCCATTCGGTTCATGAGACTCTCGACCGTTCCGCCCCGGCTGACACCCTCCGTCATTTGCATGGCGGCGAGATGCAGTCTCAGGTTCGGATCGTTCTTCATCTCCTCAGAGAAGCGAGAGCGACGAGCTGCCAGGAAGGCGTTGCCGCCGAGGCCTGCGCCGACACTCATATCTGCAGGGCCGCCAGCAGGAACATTGGTCCCCACATCTGGAGCGCCGATGCCACCGCCACCGCCTCCACTGCGCCGGATGATGCCGCCCGCTCCAACACCGAAGTTGGGAAGCGCGCCGCCCGGAGTTGCGCCCTTGATCAGGGCGTCGGGAGTACCGACACCACTGAGCAGTCGACCCATTCCGCCGGCACCACCACCGCCACCGGACGAGCCGGCGCCTTCGTAGGCGTAACTGAGACCGCCACCGCGCCGCATGGCGCTGATGTCGGTGCTCATGAGGCCGGCACGTTCGATCTTACCGCCGAACTTGTCGAGCTTCTCGCCGAGATAGTTCATCGGGTGAACATCTGCGGGGTTGAAGCCCGAGCCGGACTGCTTGTGGTACAGCTGGTTCTTGTGCTCGCGCTGACGTGCGCGCCACTGGTTCGTGGTCTCGCCAGGCATCTTCCTTGAAGCGTCCGACGTCCCCGTGTTGTTCAGAGCCGTGGCGGCGAGCGCCATCGTCACTGGACCTCCGAGGATGCTCGCCAGGCCCATCACCAGGGTCACCAGGGTCGAGAAGACCGAGATGACAGGAGACAGCGCCGTGAGCGCCGCTACCAGGGCGATGATCTTCGCGGTGAACTTGCCGAGCGCTTCCGCATCACTACCGCCGCCGAAGAACTTCGACAGGGTGGTCATGACGTCGCCGATCGTGGTGGCGACTTCCCTCAGGCCGGCCGCGAAGCCGCGAGCGAACTTGAAGTAGCTGTCGGTGTTACCCGCACTGCCCTCACCGGGCTTGCCGAAGACTTTCTCCAGCAGGTCGCGGAACGTGCCCTTGCCGCCGAGGAAGCCCTCGGTGAGGCCGTTCAGGATGGCGTTGAACTTGTCCTTCAGACCGCCGGTCTTGACCGCGTTGTACCAATCGGTGACGTACTGGCTGAGCTGCTCGACGAACGGCTTCATCGTGTCGCCGATTTCGGTCTTGATGACCTTCCAGACGGCGCCAATGCGATCCATCAGGAACTCGAGACTCTTGGCGTATTCGCTCCAGGCCTCGCTGATGAAGTCGTTGCCTCCCGTCTGGTTGGCAGCCTCTTCGGCCAGCTCCTGAGTGCGCTTGAGCATCTCAGGCGACGCGATCATGTTCGCAAGGAACCGCGAGAAGTCCTCGCCGAAGATCTGCGACATCGCCTTCTTGCGATCGAGCGGCTCCTTGATCTTGCCGAACGACTTGATCAGGTCGAAGATTGCAGTGTTCGGGTTCTTTTTGATCCGCTGCTCAATGTCCGAGTACGAGCCGTATCCCAACTGACTGGGCAGGCTCATGAACAGATTGTCTTCCTTGGAGCGGTGATGCTTCTTGGTGATCTTGTCCGCTTCCATCGTCAGCTCGGCCAAACTGGTGCCGAGGCTGCCAAGGAATCGAGCCGCCTGCTGACCCTGAGCACCGGCCTGGATGGCCGAGGCGCCGAATGCCAACGTCGACTGCTGGTTCATGCCCAGCATCGCACCGGAACCCATACCGGTACGGAGGAACGAGAACATCTGATCGGGGCGAGCGGCAGTCTTGGCCGCCAGGAACGCAGAGATGTTTCCCAGCCGGCGGACGCCGGTCATGTCCTTCAAGCGACCCGCACCAAATTCCTGCGCGATCGCGTAGCCCATGCCGTCCATGGCCTGGTCGACTTCCACGCCGAACGTCTTGGCGAGCATGGTGACCATCTCGCCAGTGGACTCGGCCATGTTTTCGGGAACGCCGGCCTTAGCCGCTTCGACGACCGTCTGCATGTATCGGGCCGGGTCTTGGCCCAGCTCGACCGATTTGGGGAGAACGCGCGACCGCAGGCCGCCGAAGCCGCCCGGGATCTGCTTCTCATCCATGTTGATACGGGCGTTGGCCTCTGCGCGATCCATGTCGGTGGCCGACCGGATCGAGGATGAGATGGCTCGACCACCGCCGTACGCGAGCGCGCCGCCGACGAGCGCGGCCTGATAGCCGCCGCTTCGAACCGATCCGGCGACGTTCTGAAGCGATCGAGCGAATGCAGCGCGAGACCTCAGCGCCGAAGTGCGGGCCTGCCGATCCAGCCTCTCGTGCTGGCGATGCTTTGCGATCAGGAGTTCGGTCTCAGCCTTCTGCTTCGCGGCAACACCGCGCAGATAGGTCTGATGCTCTTTGTTGTAGAGCGAGCGGTAGGCCTGGGCGTACTTGATCTTTTCCTTCAGGTCGGCGGCGTATCGCTTCTTGTTGTCGCCGCTCGCCCTGCCCCAGAGCTTCTGCGTCTTCTGGATATCGGCACGCATGCCCTCCCAGACGCGAGCATTCATCTGGCCGAGTTCTTTGGCCTCCTTGGCCATATCGGTGTACTTCTTGGTCAGGCCGTTGATGGCCTTACCGGTCCCCTGGAGATCCTTCATGATCTTCGGGGAGATGATCCTGTCCTGGATCGCGTTGGGCGCGAAGCTCTTGTCGAGCTGGGCTTTCAGCGCCTTAATCTTTGCTTGCAGAGCTGCGATGGTCGCCGAACCACTGGCGCGAAGCTCCAGCTCGGCTATGACCTTCAAATGTTCGTCTGCCATCTCAGCTCCATCAGGATGCACAAAAGAAAGAACCCAGGGCGTTACTTGCCCTGGGCGATTTTGATTGCTTCGGCGTCTCGTTGATTGAGTGCCTGGACGCCGTCAGCGACGAGGAGGAAGTCGTCCCAATCCATTTGCTCTACCGTTTCGAGCGTCCAGTGGAAGCGCTCGAAGATCGGGAAAGCGTCTGGAATGATCCGGTCTATTCGCTCGCCATGGGCTTCAAAAAATCCTCGAACCACTTCTTCATGGGCGCGAAGTCTTCGACGTCGACCTCGGAGATCACCTTCTCGTCGACCTCGCACAGGTCAGCGAGCACCTTCTCCATCGCCGCGATGGCGTCCTTCTCCATGCCCTTGATGAAGTTGCGGAGGTCGCGCACCTTCGGGCGGCGAGCCTTCATCTCGACGTACGTCGCGCCGCGGTACTCGAAGGGATGGGCCAGGTTGAAGACTTCCTGCTTGATTTCGTTTGCCATTGGTTTGCACACCTAATGTTGGGGGAAAAAGAAAAAGGCCCCGCCGGATGACGGGGCCTCGTAGTTGGGAGCCTGGCTGACCTTAGTAGGTGAAGCCGAGGATCCGGCGAGCGCTGGCGCTCTTATCAACGCCACCGATGAGGGTGACCTTGTTGAAGACGTCGATTTCAGCGACGGTGTTGCCTTCGATGTCGTGCTTGTAGTAGTTCGCAACGACGTTGATGGTCATC